GGCCCCTGAACCCAGTTTCTTTAAGTCTGGATCTCTTGTCTCTAAGTCAATTGCTATTTCTTCTGCTGATCTTAAATCAGGAAACTCTGTAGGTGCTACCCATTCTGTAGTTGGCATTAACATTATTTTTTCCTCTTCATGTCTTGCATCTTTTTAATTTCTAATTCACAATAATGAATTACTTTCTCTAAATCTTGTATGCCATTTTTATTCATGTAACGACACACATACTTAATAACATTTCCTTGAAAAAAAGAAAGGTCGTTTTTAGAAATAAATTCATAAGGTTGAATGTGAAAGTCTTTGTAATGACTTCCGCCTATCTGTTTATCTTGTGGAAATGCACTATCGAACATATTTTTATTAGTCATATTTTTCTCCTGTTAAGTTATTGGCAGTTGTTGGTTTAACGATCATTATATCCAATGATAGGGAGTACGAGAAAATCGAACCAACTTCGTCCGTTAGAACCTGATGCTGCCAGTCACCAGTAAAGGGCATCTCGCTCCCAATCGGTTTACATACGTTTGTATATAAATTTTTATAAATGCTTGTATTCATTTCTTTTTATTCTTGCTTTCAGTTTATATAAATTATTTCTTGCACGTGTTGCTCCCACATACCAAACTCTATTTTCTTCATCATACTTATCTTGACTCTTTTTAATTGCTTTCTTTATTTTTTGACCTAAGTCTAAACATAAAATAACATTATCTTCCTCTCCACCTTTAGCTGCATGAATTGTAGATACAAGTATTCTAGCCTCTTTATCTAAATCTTCTCCATTATCTAACATGTTCTTTATATATTCTTTCTCATCTAAATCTGCTTCTTCGAATGCATCAAACCAATCAATATTTTTATTCCATTTTTCAGGTCCAGATCCAATAAATTGTTTTACATCTTTTATTTCTTTTTCATCTAATTCAATACCTCTACACCATGAATTGTAATTTACAGATGCATTATATAATAATACTTTAAATGATTTACCTTTATTAGTTTGATAATATAAATTTCTTTTTCTTAATTCTTTTATCATTTTTATTAATCTAGAAATTGTCCTAGTTAATATTAACCATTTACCTTCTGTTAAATCTATTTGATCTAAATTATTTATTCTTTCACAAATGCCTTCGTAATCTCTTGGATAATATTGTTTTAATTTTCTCTGTCCAATTATGTTATTTAATGGAATTATAGATTGTTCTTGTACTGCTCTTGATATTCTTTTTGAATATTTTAATACTTTTTCTTTTGCAGGCTCATTTATAAATCTATTAACATCAGCTCCTGCCCAAGCAAAAATAGCTTGATCATCATCACCAGCTAAATAAATATCATCAGCATGTTCTTTTAGTTTATCAAATAATTTCCATTGTAGTGGAGATAAATCTTGAGCTTCATCTATAAAAATTACTTTGAATTCAGGTAAATCTTTCTTATCAATTAATCTTGAAATCATATCATTAAAATCTAATTTCTTTTTTACTCTTTTATATTCTATTAAATTATCAGATATGTTTTTTAATAATGGCCATCTAATTTCTTTAGTATTATGTTCGTTTCTATCAAACTCTTCTCTTGGAGTTACATCTCTATTCATAGCTCTTCCAATCATTTGAAAGTATGGACTATCGTTATCTAAATAAAATTTTTCTTCTTTGTTGTACTTGTCAAAGTATTTAACTCTTAGATTTACTTTCTTACCTATCTTAGTGTAGTCTTCTCCTTGCATTACTTTTTTAGTATTCAATTGTAATTGATCAAAAGCAAATGAATGAAGAGTTCTAAAATAATATAACTTATCATTATCTACTGGCATTCTATCTCTAGCTACATTTGCTGCTTTTTTAGTAAAAGCAAAGTATGCAATTTTATCTAAAGGTGTACCAATTCTAATATAAGCTTTAGCTCTACTAATTAGTTTGTGTGTTTTACCTGTACCTGGAGGACCAAAATATTTATATATCATTAGACAATATCATCCTCATTTTCTATTTCTACTATTTCTTCAACTTCTTCCTCTTCTTTAAATAAATATAATGGAATAGCTGCACAACCATTTACACCTGGATATGGTTTATTTGTTCTTTTATTAGTTCCAGGAAATCTTTTCTTTTTACCAAACTCTGGTTTAGGCAAATGATCCTTTTCATGTTCAAACATTTTTTCAATCATGTAAGAAGTTCTAGATGCATCTTTTTTCCATTCGTTTTCTTTTAAAAAATTAAAAAAGTCATCATAAACAAAGTATGCATATTCTTCGTCTTTCAATACATTACCACTTAAAAAAGAATTATACGTTGTAGCCTGAGGACCGTTGATATGTTCCTTTAATAATTTCTTTAGTATCTCCATTGGTCTGGTTCCTGGAGCCGGTTGCACTGTATCAACGGTATCTAGTAGTGCATTTATCATTTCATAAAATTCCATTGCTTTAATAGGTGGAGGAAGCACATCAACTTGCGCCATGATTAAACCTCTTAATTCTTTTTGATCTTTAATTTTATTTACATCTTTTGCATGTACAGGAACAGACTCACCTTTTTTATTTTCAACTGTAAAATAATATTCAGGGTCTGGTTTAAAATCTATCTTTTGTAGATTAGTCATCAGTGGCCAATTTATTTTTTTATCAGATATAATTCCAAATTTTCTTTTTACACATTCAGATTTAACACACACTGGTGCAAGTAATTCATCACTACAAGTATGACCTTTAGTTTCTTTGTCCCATGTTTTTATTTTCATTTTAATATGGTCATCTGTCCAAGTAGAATTAAATTCAAAATAATTTCTACCTGCCTGTAAAACTTTATCTCTCCAATTGTCAGAATATTTCTTTTTAGCAAAGACCATATAGTTATATAAAAATCTATCTCTACCATCTTTCATTTTATTTTTAGATAATATTTCTAGACATGGTGGACCATCTTTAAATTCTTCTGCACCACCTGTTAATTCTTTTTGTATTATACTACTTGATAATTCTTTTAGTTTATCTGAAGTAACTTTATTTAATTCAATACAATTTAAAAATAATTCAAAAGACATCTCTTCTCCATTTGGAGACAATGCAACTCTGTCATTCTTATTAAAATATGGAAGATTTATAAAGTTACCATTTATTTTATCTCCGTCTGTATTACTACCTAGTTTAGTTTGTTTTGGAAAAATCTCTGTATTGATTGGTAACTTAAATAAAAATAAAACTTCTTCTAAAAAATCTTTTATAATTTTTGCTTTAACTAATTCTTTTGTAAATAAATATAAATGTAATCCACCGCTTTTTGATCTTGTTGGTATTAATGGTAATTCTTTCTCTTGAATAATATCTAAGTAATATTTTACATCTAAATTTTTATATATCTTAGGATCAATATCTATTGCACCAAATCTTGCTAAACCATCATCATTACATGGTTGTATACCTATTGATTTAGTTCCATCTAAATGTTGTTGATAATCTGAATCAGTAATTGGTTTACCAGACCAACCATAATCACCGGATCTAAATTTTATTTTACCTGTATCTGGATCTGTATAACCATTGTTAATATTACAAAAACCAAAATTACGTTCTAAACCTGTAAATGCTTTCTTGAATTCTTCCATGTCTATATCCCTTTAATTTTTTATAGAGGCGGTTCCAGTCTCCCGGTTCCGCCTCTTCTCTAGAGTATTCACTTAGTGAATTATACAATATCCTCAGTTTGAGGTTTGTCGCTTTTCTCATACTCAGGTTTAGCTACACCTTTAGACACAGATTTTTGAAACTCTTGTGCCATTAAATATAAGTCAGCATCCTCTTTCTTAGATACATCCAAAGCTTTTGCCATGGTTGGTTTATAGACATGCCAGCTTTTACTTCCTGCAGTTTTACCAACAGTTTTTAAATTATAAACTGCTGCATATGCTGCTGGATTGTAAACACCTTTGTCATCCTTAAATCTAAGATTTTTAATCAACTGATTTAATTCTCTCGCAGGTGTTAAGTTAGATGATCTCATAGTAATCACTGCAGGTCTAGGTTC